CAAGAAAGACAAAGTTAAGGAAGGTTTAGAAGACGTTAAACCAACAGACGAACAAGCACGTCAAATCCTTAACATGCTGAGAGTATTCTTTGATGACAAAGAAGGTTATCAAGACGCAGTAGCAATTGACGCAGTAGAATATCTAAATAGTAAAGGACTATTAAAAGATTTTATTAACTCATTACCATATTTTGACGTAGACTATGAAGAGTTTTTAGATAGTTATGATAAAGACTTCTTAGAAAAACGTTTTGGTATAACAGACGCAAATGAATCAGTAGAAGAAGGTATGATGAGACCAATGGAATACAAAGGTTGGAAATACTCGTCATACAATGAAGACTATGATGATGTAATAAAAATTAGTCACTCTGCTACTAAAGATGGCAAAGAAGTATCAATGGACTGGTCACCATACTCAAGACCAACAGAAAAAGAATTTAAACTTTGGATTGACCTAGGCATGCCTACACGCAAAGATGTTAACGGTATTGGTCCATTAGACAATGATGATTTAATGGCGTTAGCAAAAACAAAACGTGGTACAGCAGGCTTACTACAACAAGAAGATAAAGAAGAAGACGCAATTGATCAAAGTAAACTAGATGCTAAAACTAAAGTAGCTCTTAAAAAGGCAGGCTTAAAGTATGGCGCACAAACTAAAGGTGATCCACTAGCAAGTTTAGTTACTTTTGTTGCAGATAAAGATTCTGAAAAAACTCAAGACATTAATCGCTTAGATCAAGAAAACGACGAAGAAGAAGCAGACATTAAAGCACAAGACTTAGTAGATAAAGAACATAGTAAGAAACTTGGCAATAATGATCTTCAAGACAGATATCAAGATCAAGAGATTGAAAAACTCAAACAAGACCTACAAAAACTCTTAACACGTTAGTTAACCAAAAATGTTTGACATTCTTGTAATCTGACTATATAATTGTATAGGTAAAGGAGAATTATATGTCAGACACAATTACTTTTAGCGGTGATCAAAAGATCAAATTAACACAACTAGTCAACGAAGGTATGCAGGTAATGCGTGAAGTTGAAACGCTTAACGAAGGCCTACGTGATACAGTTAAAGCAGTAGCAGAAGAACTACAAATCAAACCTAGTATTCTTAATAAAGCAATTAAAGTTGCACACAAAGCAGATTTTACTAGAGAACAACAAGATCATCAATTACTAGAAGAGATTTTATCAACTGTTGGACACACCATTTAATTGGAGAATGTTAAACAGTTTTGGAAACAGAGCTATCGTTCAGACCCAACAGCATTTGGTTTTGAGTTAACTAGTTTTGTTTTTACTGTTGCGGCCAGTTTATACTTGGCCATAACAGCGGATGCACCTAATATGGCCATAGTGTATCCAGGATTTTTTGTAGGCAGTGTAGCAGGTGCTTACGCATACTTACGCAGAGGACTTGCGTGGCCATTGGTATTAACAAGTTACTTTGCAGTGGTAAATATATTTGGATTTGGAGTTGCCCTACACTGGTGGTAACTAGATTCGCTCACTAACGAGCATGAAGTGGTTGATCAGCCTTAAATGATCGGAGATAAATGAAGAAAGATTCACTACATAAAACAAGGTGGCGTGGTCACGCATTTGGGACATGCTTGGTTAGACATGAGGACAAACTTGTTTATGTTAACATTCCTAAAAATGCCACTGAATGGGCAAAGTCTACCATCGGTGGTGCTCAGCACAACTTTATTGATAATCCACTTCCCGATGATTATCGTTATCTAGTAATACTAAGAGACCCACGCAAACGATTAGTTAGCGGTATATGCGAATGGTTAAAACGATACACTCAGATTCAACCTAATAACCCTATATTTGATAATCCTGATGTATTATCCTTATTAGTTGGTCCAGGTGGTGCTCATGACGAACACACTGAACTACAAGCACGTTTTATAGAAGGCATTCCACTAGAACGTACAACATTTTTTAAGTGTGATGAAACCCTCAAAGAAACTGTAGAACATTGGTTTGAAGAAAATAAACCGTTAACTCATAAACCTACTAGCCCAACACATCATACACACGGTGATTGGAAAGAGCTATTAGATAAACTTAATCATATAATTGACACTAAAGGACAGATTTTGAGGAGAATACGAGAGCAATTAAAGATTGACTATGAGTTGTATAATAGTGTACAATACTATACTAAAGGAGACAAATGAGTTATATAGACGCATGGTTTGATAGGCAAGCAGATAAAATACACGTAGTAGAACGTAAAAACGGCGAGCGTGTATTTCAAACGTTTCCTGCTGAATATGTGTTCTATTATGCTGATCCTAAAGGTAAACACAGGTCAATATACAATGAGCCTGTAACTAGATTTAAAACACACAACTCAAAAGAGTTTCACAAAGAACAACGCATCAACAGTGATAAAACATTGTATGAGTCAGACATTAACCCTGTGTTCCGTTGTTTGTCCAGCAACTACATGAATGTAGATGCACCAGAACTTAATGTAGCGTTTTTTGATATTGAGGTTGACTTTGATCCTGAACGTGGATATTCAAGTCCAGCTGATCCATTTAATGCTATCACAGCAATATCTGTTTATTGTACTTGGTTACAAAAAATGATTACACTAGTACTTCCGCCACCTAAAATGAGCCGAGCAGATGCAGAAGCAACTGTGGCTAAGTTTGAAGATACTTACTTGTTTGACCGTGAAGAAGATCTATTAGAAACGTTTTTAGGTATTATAGAAGATGCTGATATACTGAGTGGTTGGAACTCAGAGGGCTATGATATACCCTACACTGTCAATCGTGTTACTAGAGTGCTTAGTAAAGACGACACACGCCGTTTCTGCTTATGGGATCAACTACCTAAGAAGCGTACATTTGAACGCTTTGGTGCTGAGAACATTACATTTGATATTATTGGTCGTGTACACATGGACTATATGCAACTGTATCGTAAGTATACCTATGAAGAACGACATTCATATAGTTTGGATGCTATTGGTGAGCATGAACTACAAGAACGTAAAACACCTTATGAAGGCACCTTAGATCAATTATACAACAATGACTTTGAAACGTTTATTGAGTATAACAGACAGGATACATTACTGCTTAAAAAACTAGATGATAAACTTAGATTCTTAGATCTAGCAAATGAACTAGCACACGCAAACACCGTGCTACTACAAACAACAATGGGTGCTGTTGCTGTTACTGAACAAGCAATTATTAACGAAGCACATGAACGTGGGCTAGTAGTTCCTAATAGGAGAGAACGCTTAACAGATGAGGATACACAGGCCGCAGGTGCTTATGTAGCATATCCACGTAAAGGACTACATGATTATATTGGGTCAGTTGATATTAACTCACTGTATCCAAGTGCGATTCGTGCGTTGAATATGGGTAATGAAACTATTGTAGGACAATTAAGACCTATAATGACTGATCGTTATATCCGAGAAAAACAAGCAAAAGGTAATTCATTTGCTATGAGTTGGGAAAACTTATTTGGTAGTTTAGAGTATGAAGCAGTTATGGCCAAAGAAGTTGGCACTGAAATTACCATTGACTGGAACACTGGCGAAGATAGTCATCATTCCGCGGCTGAAGTATGGACTATGATATTTGACAGCAATAGACCTTGGATGCTAACTGCCAACGGTACTATCTTTACTAACGAAGTTGAAGCAGTTGTACCTGGACTACTTAAACGTTGGTATGCAGAACGTAAAGAGCTACAGGCTAAAATGCGTGAAGCAACTGATCCAAAAGAACGAGCGTTCTGGGACAAGCGACAGTTAGTTAAAAAGATTAACTTGAACTCATTGTACGGTGCTATTCTTAATCCAGGTTGTAGGTTCTTTGATAAACGTATTGGGCAGTCAACTACACTAACAGGACGTGCTATTGCCAAACACATGGACGCACACATCAATGAGTTGATCACAGGCGACTATGATCACGTAGGTAAAGCAATTATATATGGCGACACAGACTCTTGTTACTTTAGTGCTTGGCCTATTATCAAAGATGATGTTGAAGCAGGTCGTATGGAATGGAACAAAGATATTGCTGTGCAACTATATGACGGTATTGCAGAGTCAGTTAACGAATCATTTCCTGACTTTATGTATCGTGCTTTCCATGTACCAAAAGAACAAGGTAGCATTATTAGAGGTGGTCGTGAAGTAGTTGCGTTTAAAGGATTGTTTATTACTAAGAAACGTTATGCTGTTATGATCTATGACTTAGAAGGACATAGACTAGACGTTGAAGGTAAAGCAGGTAAAATTAAAGCCATGGGCTTAGACTTAAAACGTTCTGACACTCCAAAAGTTATACAGGACTTCTTAAGTGATGTATTGCATGACGTACTAACAGGTGCAGGCAAAGCAGACATTACAGAAAAAGTATTGCAGTTTAAACACGCATTTAAAGAACGTCCTGGATGGGAAAAAGGTTCACCTAAACGTGTTAACAACTTAACAAAATACACCAAAGAAGAACAACGCTTAGGTAAAGCCAATATGCCTGGGCATGTTAGAGCAGGTATGAACTGGAATACAATGCGTAAGATGAACACAGACAAATACAGTCTAGAAGTTATTGATGGTATGAAA